GGCATAGGGGCTGTGAGGGACTGACTTGGCTGCGAATAATAAATTCGCATCAGCTCTTCACCCTGGTCTTATTACTGGCTCAGCTCCAAAGGAGACTGACAGGCATACGCACAAGTGAGAGCCCGCCGCGAGTGTTGGTGAGCTGTGAAAGTTACAGAGTGTTAAGCTTTAAAGGTAAAGTCTGCAGGGGTGTGGAGTATTCGTTATTAATGGGAAGCAAGCGGCAACAAGACTGCCATTCTTCAATGACTAGGCCTCTGCCATTAGTCCGCTTGCAACCACGACCACAGAACCTTGAAAAATGAAACAGTTTAGTTTTCACCATGACGGCGGTCATGGGTGGCTACAAGTGCCTGTACGTCTTTTAGATGAATTAGAGATTGAGCATTATGTTTCTCGCTTTAGTTATTTAAAAGATGAACAGGTTTATTTAGAGGAAGACCAAGACGCAAGTTTGTTTATTGCTGCTTATAAAGCAAAGCATGGCAAGCAGCCAGATTGGTTTGATTGCTTTGAAGACGGTCACTCAAAAATAAGAGATTATGACCGCTACCCAGCAAAGGCTGATTATTCATTTAATCAGGTAATGAGAAAGATAGAAGAGTTAAGCCCTGTTTGAACTCATCCTGGAGCCCTTCGGGGTTCCACGCTGGGCTCTCCAGTATTACCACGACCAAAGGTTTTTAAATGGCAATTAAAAAAGAGACTTATTTCATTGAGTGCGGCGATAGATACCGCTTTGACTTTGATTTGTGCAGACCTTCTCAGGGATACTCCCAAGTTGATACAAAGCAGGACGCCTCCTATTACGGCCATTGGGCCAATCCATTTGATTTTAAATTGGTTGGCTTTGTTGAAGGTGATGTAACCGTTTCAATTGCACCGAATAAGGAAGAGTTTGTCGACCTGATGCGGTCTACTGCTAAATGGTACGCAGACAACGATGACAAGTTGAACATCGACCCAATGCTCGACGATAAGCAGGAACAAGCCTGGAAGGATTTGGGACTAGCTGATTTATTGCACTGATGGTATCTCAGAGCCCTTCGGGGCTCTCTGATGCTCTCACACGCATCACTTCAGGTCTAAACATTGTGGGTTAGTCCTACTAAGAGCTTTTAGGCCTGATTTAAACCACGACCAAACCTTTTATTTTTTCTTATGGAGGATTTAAAAATAGACAATGTGAACGCCTGGGGCTTGACTCCTGAGCAAGTAGCAGAGCAACACAAAAACGCTTTGATTGACTACGAGAAAAAAACAATCATTGCAATGGAGAGGTACAACATCCCTGCGGCTATGTTCAAAGAATTTGGAAAAATGGACAAATGGTTGCAGCTCTGGTTTGAAGATGTGACAAACGGCACTATCTACAGGGACGAGGATGATGGAAACATCTACGGCAGAGTTACAGGACGCAGCCGATTAGATGGAAAACATTTTGTCCATAGATTTAAAACAGAAGATAAAGAGAAAGAAATTGTCGATGTAGTAACCAAGGCCATCACAAGCCGAGATCCTTTGAATAAATTGTTCGTTCAGGACGATTGCAGGGGATCATCATTGTATATCTACCGAGAAGAATACTTAACTAGTAGTTATGGGATTGACTGCATTTACAGTACTCAGGCTTTGAGCTGCTTTGATCCATCATTGGAGCCCGAAGATTGACGGCATCCTGGAGCCCTTCGGGGTTCCCTGATGCTCTCATTGAGAGTATCTATTTAAACCCACGACCAAAGGAGTTTTTTATTTTGACTACTACTACACGGCCGATAATGACCACAGATAAGGAGGTTACAGGCATTGAAGCCTGTTTACCGGCTCCTATTCTCCATATTGCGGCTCAGTTTGCGAGTACTGACGAGGCAAAACGACTGCTTCAATGTATCTATGCCACCAAATCAGATAAAGGTATTGAGATTGCATCCACTGATGGACATAGACTTTTTAGGTTTGTCATGCCTTTTAAAACTGCTAGTGATCTTTATAAGGTCAATAGTTCAATAGGCTTAAAACTAGATGCCAAACTATTTAAGAAAAAAGTTAACTATGCAAAGGATGTAATTATCGGTACTGATAACGCAATTGAATTTATAGGAGGAAAAGGAAAGCATAAAGATCTATTAGAAAAAAGACATCAGTTACAGGATTTTGATGGTGTTTACCCTAACTACAATCAATTATTTCCTGATTCTTTCAGCAATGAGCCTAAAAAACCTATTGCTTTTAGTTCAAAATATCTTTCAGAGTTTTGTCAAATGGTGACTAAATACTCTAATGGAACTTTGAAAATGGTGACTAATCATCCTACAACTCCAATTCTTTTTACTGCCTGTTGTGATGTTGAAGGGTTAGAAGGTTTCGATCTGGAGTATCTGTTAATGCCTATACAAATAAGGCTATGAAACAAATAAGCGAATACAGCACCGAAACTGATGATGCTCTGGGTCTTTTACAGGCCCAGGAGCAAGTCATCTTTAATCAATGCCAGGAAATACGGGTGCTAACTGGCATTTCTTTTTTACTGTTCACTTTTTTATTGCTTAAATGACTAAAGAAAACCCAGCATTGGGAGTTAATGCCCAATCATTCGCAAATCATTTAACCGCAGGAATAGAGGCCGCTGGTTTAGATGTAGATAGCTTTCGGCCTATGCACGTTCAACATATTGATGGTCGAACTGGTTTTTCTATTTGTCAGTTAAAACCAGGAAGAACAAACAAATCAATAGATGCTGCATTAAGCACGATGATTGCTTGTTTTGAGGATGGAATTGAATTTATGGATGATGATTTTAGTGATCATACTTTCCCTATTAATGAATTACAGCCACCTTCTATGCTTGCCGTTTTATTTTTAGCTGCAATTCTTACAAAAAAACCACTGACTATTTATTGCGAACATTGTGCAAAGGAGAAAACTAATGCCTAAACAGTACAACTCAGAGATCGAGAAGGAGCTGCATTTGCTTCGTAATTCAGTCGGAACAATCAACAACAAGATCGACAAGATCATTGCAGCTTTTGATCTTTTATTGGCTGAATCAATAAAGCGTCAGGAGGAGGTTAAAAAGAGTGGAAAAAAAAGATCTACCTAAAGCATTAGTAGGTCACACATTATTAGTAACTGGGGGCGTGGTAATCGTCCCCGCTTTTATTTATTGTGTGATGTTTCTAATTGAACCATTTGTCGTTTTTGGATTTGGAGCTTATTTGATATGGCTATGCCTAAAGAAAAAACCTTAACTGCTATGTCGGAGTTGCTAAAAACTCTTAGATATAACAGCAGAAAACATACCTGCCCTTCAGCACTCCAGGTCGAGGTCATGCTGCAAGTTGCAATCAAGCCTCGAACTTATGAAGAGCTGGCAACCTTAACCAATACAAACAATGGATCTATTGCCAGAGTTGTCGAAAGAATGACTCCACGAGTCGGTAAAGATGGATTAATTAGACCTGATATTCATCTTTTAAATAGAAAGTTTGTCCAGACTGCAAAAGTTGGAGCACCAAAATATCAAGTCTCTTTATCTAAAACTGGAGAAGACTTGATGAAGCAAGTTGGCCTTGCTTAGTCATATTGCTTTACAGATCGGAACTAAAACGATGTTCATTACGGCCTTTTGGTAAACGAAGGTTACAGCGTTGTAAAACAAGTCACATCATGGGAAACAGAGATCACAATCTTGAGAATCAGACAGTACGGGAACTCCACGACCCTGTAAACTTATATCTCAATCCTAATAAGGTGGTCGCATGAACCACATTAACGAACAGGTGAGATGTATATTTAGCCTGATTTGCCCAATTCGTACTGGGGAGATCCATCTTGCTATTTACAAACATCCCCTTCAGGATCGTAAACAAATACGAATTGAAGGAACCGTGAGTCGCAAGAGATCACCTCCTACTGAAAAATGGATTTATCTAAACTCTCAACTGCTCTTGAATCATTGGGCTCTCTTGCCCCAGGTAATTTTCCAGTGCATCACGCACAAGTTCTTTTATTCATTGCGGAAAAAGGGAGTTGCACGTATCGAGATATAGAAGAGAGGTTTGATGTAACAAATGCATCAGCCTCAAGAATTGTCCACACCCTCAGTGAAACTGTTCGCCATCGTGAAACTTGTCTTGGCCTTGTAGAGATCTATATAGACCCAGAGGAAGGCAGAAGATACAGAGTCAGGCTCTCTAAAAAAGGCAAAGCAAAGATCAGATCGCTTGAGGGTATCTAACCCACAAAACCACGACCAATGACTAATCCTGAAATTCCCGATTCTTTTGCAAGTATTGATGGAACCATGATTCCTCAATCATTTGTAGATGCTTTAAATATGTTTAAAACGCTTAATTCTTTGCCTGAAAAAGAAGCTCTTAAAGAATTGCAATTAATTCTTAATAAAGAAAGAGAATCTATGGGCGAAGATCATGTCACTAAAGCAACAGCACAAAAATTCTTAGACCGAATGAAACCATATTTAAAAAACTGGAAATAAAAACTAAACAAACCACGACCAATGCCTTACACAATCAAGGAAGCATTTAAGGATGCTTGGCTTCATCAATGGAAAAATCAATCTGGAGCCAGAACAACAAGAATTTATGCCTTAGAAGCAGTTAATTATTTTGGGCCTAATACTCCAGTAGAAGATATTGATGCTGGAAGATTTATGGATTACAGGCATTTTTTAGCCGAATATAAAGATAATTTGCCTGCAACAATTAATAACAAGACAAGCAAGCTAAGAGTTTTTCAAGAAATGGCTCTTGTCCACGGCAGAGTAAGAAACTTACCTCAATTTCCAAAAAATTTACCAGTTAAAAATCGCAAGCAAATTATTTGGACTCAGAATGAAATTGATTTGTGCGTTGAATATTTGAGAAGAGTAAATAGAAAGGATGTAGCAAGGGAATTAGTTTTTTTATGTGAGATGGGTTGCAGACCTGTTGAGATGAGAAGGCACACCAAAGCTGATTACTGCTTAAAAAGAGGATTAGTTTCTTTTTTTAAAGCCAATAACGATAACAAAACAGGAAATAGAACTCTTCCTTTAACTCCTAAAGCTTTAAAAGCTGCCGTTGAACAGATTTTAAATATGAGAGGAGAGCTGGTTTGGCCTTTATCAGACAATGAATTGCATCATGCGGTGCGACGAGCCCTAGATGAATGTGGTATTTCCAAGACTTTTATCATTAAGGCAACAAGACATACATGTGCAACAAATCTAGGTCTAAAGGGTTGCACCAACATAGAAATCGCTGCTTGGTTAGGTCACAGCAATCCTCAGATGTGTACTAGATATGTTCATATGGATGGATCTGAACATGCGAATGCTTACAATGCTCTTGTGGGGGTCTAGCGATCTGGTGAACGCACCAAACTCATAATTTGGCTCAGGAGAGTTCGATCCTCTCGACCCCCATTACAACTTTTGTTTAAGTAAGTTCGCACCGTTCGCACTGTGAAAGCACATATTTTTTCTACCTTAAAAACGATCAACGCAAAATGCTCAGATCCCTTGCTATCATTGGGCTGGTTGCGAACTCATAATTCGCATAAGCATCATCTTAGACCCCGTAGAGCAAGTCACACACTTTCTTTTGATACCAAAAAGAGCTGGCATTGCGAGAGTGTTGCGAATAACGTGGTCGTAAACACCCGTTTTTCTGAGTTGCAAGATATACAGACCCTTGAAAAAGAGCAATTAGCACGACAATTACGTGCAGAAAAAAGAGCAGAAGAAACACATAAAACTAATGAAAGAAAACTTAAACAGATAGGAAAAGAGAGTGCATTAATTTATGGCAGAAAATTATATGGATTATTAGTTGATGATTTAAGCAGTCGATTAAATAAAACTTTTATTGATTTTGTAGAAAATCCAGACAAAGCAAGATTTCATGGAGCTGCAATTCCTTTCTTTGATCCTTTTAAATCTCCAGAGCATGTTGCAACCATCGCCCTGGTCGCGACCCTCGATCAATTAAGTAGAAGGCAAAGGATCGCCACTTTCTGTCAAGGCTTAGGAGCTGCGGTTGAGAAAGAGATCCGATTAATGAGGCTGGCAGATAAAAGTCCCGTGGAGCTGCGGCACTTAATGAAGCAAGGCTTGAGCCGGAACAAGATCAGCACAATGGAAATAATGAGGAAGATGGGATGCCCCGTTCTTCCTTTTAATGATTTAAGTCGTCTTCATATTGGTCAGTTCCTTTTAGATCATTTAATACATACAGGCTTGATTCAAGTTATTACAAGAAAGATTGGTCGTACTACTCCCAGATTTGTAGTTCCTACCGATCACGCTGAAAAAGTAATCAAAAGCTGCCCACCTTCTACTTATAAAGTTGCTTATTCGGCAATGGTATCTCCTCCAGCTCCTTGGCCTGGATTGTACGGAGGAGGAAGATTAGGCAACGAAGAATGTTTTGTCAGAGTTCCAATTCACGACGCTGAAGAAAAAGACACCACAGCAATAGAGCATTACAGAAGAGCAGAGCTAACAAAAACATTTGTAGCGACAAACCACCTCCAGGCGACACCACTTCACGTTAAACGGGACATAATCGAATGCCAAAGAAATACATGGGAGAACGGAACAGAGGGCTTGTGGCCTTGTGCGAAGATTCCCTTAGATGTTCCTGAACGGTTAGGGCAAGATCCAGCTCCAGAAGACTTAAAGATTAGGAATCGTCTTGCTTCAATGGCTCATAGAGACAGAGAGCAAAACAGACCCAGAAGAATCAAGATTGAACGTGCGTTACAAGAGGCTGAAGGATTAGCAGATAGGACTGTTTATCAGGCTTACCACGCTGACCATAGATCAAGGCTTTATACATCTAATAAATATGTATCTCACCAAGGCCCAGACTACGAAAAGGCCATGCTGGACTTTGCTGAAAAGCTGCCATTAAACGACGAGGCTTTTGATTGGTTACTGAAAGGAGCTGCTGGACATTATGGATATGGAAGAAAGTCATGGGATGAGCGTTTGAATTGGGGAAGAAAGAATATTGATTTGATGAAGGCAGCGGCAGAAGATCCACTTGGAAGGCTTGAATTGTGGCGAAACGCTAACGATCCTTGGCAATTTTTACAGGCTTGCAAAGGGGTAAAAGAGGTACTTGAAACAGGTAAAACAGGGTGTCCAGTTCGCTTCGATCAAACTACTTCAGGCTGCGGGATACTTGCGGCCCTGTTGAGGTCAGAAAAGGTTGGGAGGGAGTGCAATTTATTTGGCGATGAACGAAGGGATCTTTACACCCTTGTCGCTGAAAAAGTCACAGAAAGATTGGTTCATGATCTCCAGTTCGGAGAAGAGAGAGACAAAGCGTTAGCACAAATATGGCTTCAGAAAGGAATTAATAGGTCTTTATGTAAGCAGCCAATCCTTGCAGCTCCGTATGGCGGTTCATATATGTCCTTATGTGATTCCTTGGTTGAGCGATTAGATGAACACCTTGGATACGTGCCACTTGAAAATTTCACATACGAGGTAGCGATCCCTGCGAAATATTTAGCAAGTCATTTATGGGATGAAACGAAACAGAGAATTAAACCTTGCCTTGAGTTTAAAAAATGGCTCCACAAAGTAACAAGAAAAGTAATGTCTAAGGGCTACGCCTTGGAGTGGACAACTCAAAGCGGATGGCCCATGAGAATTGCAGATAGAGAACCAAGAATTAAAAAAATTCAGACAATGTTATTTGGCAAACATGCAACGATGAATATTAAAGATCAACCCACAGATGCACCTCTATGTGCGACACAAGCCAATAAAGGAATAGCCGCGAACTTTACACATAGTTGGGATTCTGCTTTTTGTATTAACTTCGTTTACAAGGCCGTGGAACAAAACATACAAGTGCTTACAAATCACGATTGTTTTGCGGTACATGCGGCTAACGCTGGGGTGGCTCATAAGACACTTCACGACACATTTAACGAGCTTTACGCCCCTAATTGGTTGCTAGGTTTTGTGGATGAAATTCAGCTGTCAACAGGGTTGTCACTACCTGATATGCCTAAACAAGGAAGTCTTAATCCGAGACTTATTGGAACAAATCCTTACTTGTTTTCTTGATATAAACATATTATTCATGCGACGTTTACACCTGCTCGGAATACTGTATGTTCATAAAGCAAACTTATTGATGGGGGCATCAAATTGGAACTTGTTAAAACACCACCAGGAGAACTTCGCTGGTTTAAAGGATTAGGGGAAGCAAGAAAGGCATACGAAGACGGTAAGCCTGATGAATGGACAATGGAATTGCTTTTAGATAGCAAAGATCCAAAAACTATTGAATGGACAATGTTAATGGAGAATAAGTTTGAAGAAATTCATGGCAAAGATGCCAAGAAAAATACTTGGTGGTTTAACTGCAACCCAGATAAAGAAGACCCAAGTAAACTTTGCGTAAAATTTAAGAAGAGATGTTTTATTGACAACAATGGAACTAAAACTCAAGGCCCAAATGTTATTGATTCACGTTTAGAAAAGTGGCCTGTTAGTAAAGAAATAGGCAACGGATCAAAAGGCATTATTGCTTTTAAGATTGTTCCTTGGTCTGCAAAGTCAGGCTCAGGCATGACTCTTGATCCAATGAAGGTAATGATTATTGATTATGTGGAGTATTCAGGCGGCACAATTCCCTCTGATGATGATGTCTTTGGCAGCGTCCAAGGCGGTTACTCATTAAAGGAAGACGCTGAAAAGTCCTTTTAATGCTGAAGTTTAAGCAGATTGATTTACCTATACGTCCAATATCTAAGCCAAGACCAAGATCATTTATGGGCCAAAAGCGTCCATACAATCCTCCTCAGTACAAGAGTTGGTTAAAAGAAGCCAAAGTTCATTTAAAAGAACAATGGAAACTTGAACCACTCACGAAAGTTCACCGACTAGACATTTTTTTTCGTGGAGCAGAGATGGGAGATCTTGATAATAAATCTGGCTCAGTTATGGACGCAGCTAAAAACATTCTGTGGACGGATGACAGCGTAAAAGTTATTCCAAATCTCAATTTATCTTTTACAAAAGTGAAAATTAAAGACTCTCACATCATTATTCAAATCACTTGGGAGGTTGACGATGATTAAATGTCCCAACTGTGGGCATGAAGAATCAAAAGTCGATAGTCAGCCTAAAAGTTCAGAAGGAATGATTAGGCGGTATCGAGTTTGTAAAAAGTGCCACAAAACTTTTACTACTCTTGAATATTTAGCTGTTAATGCTGGCAAAACAAGAGGTTTAGTTCCTGATATTCCGATTAGGGGGGGTGATGGGTGAATCCCGTTTTCTTCGGCACGATCCTTGCCCCGACTGCGATAGCAGTGATGCTTTGGCGGTCTACACAGACCACTCGTTCTGTTTCGTCTGTCAAAAGTACACGAAAGGCGAAGGAGAAGAAGTTGAAAAAACTTCCAGACCGAAACCTATTCGGCCAATGATCGACGTTGATCTAACCGTTCCTTGGGATGCAGATCACTACAGAGGGATACCTAAAAAAGTTCTAGATCAATACGGCGTTTACAAATACGCCGATGGAGTGGCCTTCCAATACAGGGATAAAAAAGGCGTAAACATTGCACAAAAAATTAGAAATGGAAAAACTTCTTGGAGAGGAGACGCAAAGAAAGTCGCAGGGTTTGGTTCACATCTCGCAAATCCTAGCCACCACGATGGAATCGCAATTTGCGAGGGCGAAATGGATGCCCCAACCATCTTCCATGCCACAAGAGGAACCGTAGTTGGAATTTCAGTTCCGAATGGGGCTCAAAATGCTGGGAATTTCGTTAAGAAACACATTGATTTCTTTAGCTCTTTTAAAACTGTCTATATCGCCACAGATATGGATGAGCCTGGAGAAAATGCAGCGAGTGATCTCGTTAGTCTTTTTGAAGCAGGCAAAGTTAGGCGTGTTGTCTTTCCCAAGAAAGATGCCAACGACACGCTGCAAGAACTAGGAAGTCATGCAGTTAATGAAGCGATTAAAGCTGCTAAAGAATTACGTCCTGATGGAATTAAATCTGCTTCTGCCTATGCAGGGATAGTTAACAAACCACCTGATCGAAAAGCTACTAATTGTGCTTTTGGGTTCTGGAATGACAAGACTCCTTTTTACGATAATCAACTCATCGTATTAATAGCGGGGTCAGGAATTGGTAAGACAACCTTTGCAAGGGCGTTGGCATTACATGACATCGAACGACGTATCAAAGTCGGGTGGATTGGCCTTGAAGAAACAGCCGAAGAAGCGGTCTTTCGTTTCGTTGGTCAAGCAGCAGGGATTCAAATTCATGCCAGAGAAAACTATGCAGGGCTTACCGATGAGCAAGTACAAAACATTGCCCAAGCTGACAAGTTTGTTACTGGTTCTGGATACCTTGAGTTATTTGATCACTTTGGATCTCTTGATGAAAAGGTCATCCTCCAGCGGATGAATTACATGGTCAGAAGTCTTGGCTGCCAACACATTTACTTAGATCATTTAACGATCTTAGGAAGTGGATTAGCACAAGACACAAGGCAGTTAGACGCTCTCGTTACAAAGATTAGAAGCTTTATTGCGGCTACTAAATGCACAGTATTCGCTATTAGTCATCTCAATCGCTCTTCTTCTGGAGAGAACTTTGAGAACGGAGCTGCCCCAGAGCTGCACAACATAAGAAATTCTCACAGCATAGTTCAACTTGCCGACACGATATGGGCCTTAAACAGATCGAGAGGATCAAACCTCACTCACTCGAAATGCTTAAAAAACCGCATGTTGGGCCGATGTGGTTATGCAGGCTCTTTCGAGTTCGACGAAACAACTCAACAACTAGCTCACAAATGGCACGACCAGGACACCCAGTTCTGAACTGGAATCAGCTCAATCGAGCCCAAGCAGTATTTATCTTTTTCCGAGCATCACATTGGAAACAAGCAATGGTTACTGAAACTTATCCAACATCATGCACCGTTATCTACCAAGAAAATGACAGAGATCACTCAACAAGAATCGTTGACCTCGAAAACATTAGAAGCGTCAGGGAAGTTGACCCAGAATCAAATGATTTACGTCAAAACTCTGAAGCTGAAAGCTGAAGAAGCATACAAAGAAGCACATGAAGAAGGGAACAAGGTTCAAGAGATTTGGAACGACGGTTATGTAACAGCTCTTCTTCACCTCTTGGACAATTACGGATGACTCCCGATGAGAAAATCGCCCATGCAGAGGAGCGAATACGTCAACTCAAAATCTTAATTAAGCATTGGAAAAAACATGAAAAAACTTTTCTATGACATTGAACCCGATGCTTATCGGGCCATGACATCCGCAGAATATGAATGCGAATGGACTCCAGAAGTATGGACTTATCAAACAAACCTAGATGAGGCTAAACATGCTGTTACCGCAGAGATTGAACGCATACAAAAGCTATGCCCAGACCATAAGATATTCTTGGCCTTGGGTGACTCCAGTAACTTCAGGTACGGTGTCTATTCCAATTACAAATCGAACAGACGTAAATTTAGAAAGCCAGCAGGGTATTCAGTATTACGCCAATGGTTACGTGACACATTTGAAGTCATTACGCTTCCATTGATTGAAGCCGATGATGTTGTAGGAATCCTTGCAGATCAAGAAAGTGGAGATGTTATTTATTCAAGGGATAAAGATCTAAAAACTATTCCAGGCTTACATTTAAACGCTGAAGGTAAAATCGAAAAGATACAAGAATTTGATGCTAATCAATCTTTTTATCAAACGATTTTAACGGGCGATGCTACAGATGGATTCCCTGGATTAAAAGGCTACGGCCCTGTAACAGCTAAAAAGTTACTTGCTGACTGTACAAGCGAATTGCAAATGTGGGAAAAGGTTAGAGCTGCTTATTTAAAGGCAGCAGCAAAAGATCCTGATATACCCGATATTCTTTCTCAAGCTAGGTGTGCAAGAATTTTAAGACAAAACGAATATGACTTTACGGCTGAAAAACCTGTTGAATGGGAGCCGCCAACGTCTATTGAGGGGGTGTTTATTCCGACATTACATGATTAAAATATTATCAACGACCCTGTAGACCTAGCTTATGGCTGACAAAAACCAAACTGAAAGCATACAAGTAAAAGACGAAGATGATATGCCTGAGTATCAAGATATGATCCTATTTTATTTATCAAATGGGGTCAAAACGCTAGTGTTGGTCTGGAGTCTCAGTATTTTAAGCTTGGCGTACATCTCTTTTCCCCCAGTAATTAAAATAGGAAATATAGAATTTGAGATGCCTGACCAACGACCCGACACCAGTTTTGCGAGTGCGATGTTAGGCACGGTCCTGACAAGTTATGGACTGAATGTATCGAAGGGTGCAACAGCTAAAAAGAAAAACGGCGAAGGTGGAGGAGGTAATACGCACACTATTTTTGTTAAATATCCTCCTACTGAGGTACAAGTTGTTACTAAAAAACCTGATCCAAATAACGCATGAAAAAACTATTTCTTCTTTTGCTATTAGCAGCTCCAGCTAATGCAGATATTTCGATTAAACACACAGCCTCAACAAGCTTGAAGGTGGATGGAGCAGCAGTTCAGGCTATCAGAGTTCCATCTACTTACGCGGTGTCAGGCAACAATATGAAGGTCACTACTGGAGAACATTTCGGCAAGTTGACCGCTGGAACTGCTACAGCAGCAGCCACATTAGATGTTGGAGTTTATGAGGTTAATACTGCTGGATCTGCATTTTCATTCTCTGAGAGCTGGCTCCAAGGTGACGCTATTCCAGCAATAGGATCTGGTGTAGACGTATCTGCTGGAGTTGTTGCTGATATGCCAGCCTTCGGTAACACTGTCGTAACCTCTGGGGGCGTTGCTGGAAATCTAAGTGGAACAGTAGTTAGCTCTGGAATTGCCACGACAGTAGCGGGAGGTGCGGGAACTACTGGGACGGCTCAAATTTCATCAGAAATTACTGTTAAATAGTGCATAAAATATATAAGTTATTACTGCTTATATCCTTTACAGGGACAAGTGTTTCTGCTGTTCCCGTCGTCCCAACCTTCTCAACGGGGACTCTAAATAGCAGACAAGAAACTAAAACTGTAGTAGCGGAAACTATAACGAGTGTAGACTTTTCTGGTTCACAATATGTTGTTTCAGGTCACAATATTGAACCAGTAAATACAAATGTTATTTCTCCTAAACTTATAAAAAATCAACCTCAAACTGTTGACAACATCAACTTCACATGGACATCAGTAGATGTAACCCCAGGCAACAAACCAGATTGGAAGATAACCAATCCAGGCCAAGCTTTCAGCTTTACGGAAAGCCTTCAAAACAGCGGCCTTTCAAATATAACAACTATCAATCGAACCACTACTACAGAATCCTTAGTGGAATCGGTGTCTGTCTTTACTCAGTAATATTTAGTCAGCCTATTTTTGCCAGCAATACAACAATAGCATCCCCCCAGGCTACAAGTAGCGGGTCGGTGATTAATCAGGGTATAAGTGTGAATCAAGGTGGCTTTATATATCAAGAATTAGGCGATGGAATTCGTTGCAGCGGAACAACTCTAACTATTAATCCATTCATCTCAAAAGTCAATGCATGGAAAGATCCTTTTGAACCACATTACATGGAAAATATATATGATGATAGTACAGATGACGATGGTAATTTAACTAATCCAGGCGGTGTTCTATATCAAAAGAAGGTAAGAACAGGACAAGCTCGTAATAATCTCTCCTTCAACTATGGAGTGACCGCAACCATAAGCGTTCCACTTGATAAGAGGCTATTAAATAATTGCGTGAGAGCCCAAAATAGTAGAGTTAAATATTTAGAGCAAGCATACAAAGCTAGAAAATTAGACTATGCTCTGAGCCGTTTAAAGATATGTGCTGAACAACTTAAGCTTGGGGTTTCATATTCACCCTCTTCACCCTCATTCGTTACTTGCTCTGACGTTGTTCTTCAGAATCCCCCGAATACTTTGCCAGATCACAAACACAAAATTGAAGTTACTTCCGAGAGTCCCTCTGTTCCTTTCTCCTTTCAGCGAGGCTCTTTATCTTCTCCTTCTTCCCCCGAATAGCTAATAACTTTTTTGTAATTTTCTTAGAAAACTTTTTAATTTGCCCCTTTAATTGCTTTTGAAAGAATTTGGCTAGGGGTTGTCCAATCACAGTTACACCAACAACAGAAGTGATAGCTATTGTCGATGTGTTTACGAGGGTACTTGGCGGTGGCGTGTATGAATTAATGACATCAAATAATGCTCTGTCTTGATAAATGGTTTCACATAAATCACCATTCTTTTCATAGCGTAAAACAACCTTAGTTGAGAATTTTCCTACTGCCCCAGGGGGAGGTGAGCCAGGGCGAGGACATGGAAGATCAATGGTTTGGTTTATTCCTGTTAGGTCAATCTTTGGCAGCTCCAAGCCTTTAGAAAGACTCTCAGTTTTTTGATTATTCTCTTCTTTTTTAGTTTTCGTTTTTGGTGTTTTTAAATTAGGAGTAGGAGGAACTATTTTTGTTTCTTCTTTTAATGGAGCAACAGTAGACAATCCATCCCAATCAACAGCCATGCTTTCAAGGGTCGGTACATTGCCGTCGCAGATTATTAGATTTCCACGTTCATCATTTTCTACAAGATTTTTATTTTTTAACGTCCTAGCTCTTACACACCCAGGCATTTGGATAACTGGGAAACCTATATTGCTAGGTATCTGTGGGTTAGATGTACGAATTATTGTTGTATCAATAGAAGCATCAGGAATTTCCCTGATACCTATCTCTTCAATTTCCACTTAGCAATCTACGAAGTCGCCACCTATCTCTTTCCCTAACTGGCCTGCCTTTTTGGTGGCGAGTGCATTAGCAATCCAGCCCACCACAGGGATTCCAGACAACGTGCTTCCCGCTGGAGTTGCCGAAATTAGTGAGGTTCCAACTATCTCTCCCTGAGATTCGGCACTGCCTTTATCCTTAATGCAAGCGAGGTATTCAGATGTAAGCCTTGCACTATCTACAGGATGATGAGCAATATATTCTTTTCTTATATAGTCAGTTTTTCCGTTCCACCGAGTTTTCTCTGTGCTATGCAAAGTTGTTTTAGGCTGGTGCATGTTATGTGTAACTACTACCTCTAAATCACCAGACTCAGAACGGTTGTATCGCAGTTGACTTGCCGAGTTCTCAGTCGTTTGGAGTCGAGCTAAATCGGGTATGCCATCTTTACTGGCATTAGACAATAGATTTAAGGACATTAAGTTACTAGAAATCAGCCCTATTCCTAGTAGTCCAGGTAGAAAATACTCTTTCATTAGAAAGGTAGAGCTGGACCAGTTTTGCCAGGCATTTTTATTTGATTTTGAATAACATCGACCATTTGATCTTGCAGATTAAGCATCATATTATTCATAAATTCAACTCGTTTCATATACATCACTCCTCCAGCAGTTACGACCATTAAGGACATAACAAATGATGCTACTGACATAGCATTACAGATTTTTTGAAGCATTAATTCTACGGCCGTGTAGATATAGCCTAGCTGTTCTTATTAACTATGCAAATCAATTACTCTGGTGGTTTTTCCTCAACTACTTCTTTCCATAATTCATTTGTCTTATCCCATTCATAGTATTTTTCGTCTTCGTTGTAAGGGAATTGAACCCATTCTTGAGTTGACTCTTTCCATGCATGTATTTTGTTGTCAGATGGATAATCTACAGGAGGTCTAAAGTCACAAATAGTCTCATCAAAAATCCATGAAGCGTAACCATCTACTTTCCATGAATCTTTAACTGCATCTTGCTTTGCTTGTTTTTCAACATCAGTCATATCTCTGTAATGCCATACATCTGTTACCTTGTCTGTATCAGGAAAATATTTATATTCCAATCCGTTGTGATCAAAAGCACCTGCGATGTCTGCACCAATTTCTTCTTTAAATTTTTGATAAATTCCGATTGATGGTTTAGCTACTCTTTCAAAAAGTTTATAACCCGTAGGAGGTGCATCACTAGTCCAATCATGTTCAGGGAAACAACTCCTTAAATTAGATTCCCAACTTGGATGAATACCGTTGATAGGTGTATTAGAGCTATCAACTTTGATAAATAAACGATCCATTATTCGTTACCTGTACGAGTAGTGGGATATTGTCTTAGATCACCTGGATATAGGATTCTGACAAAACCATCACCGCCATCACCGCCAGCATCAGTAAGGCCACCTGACCCACCACCGCCGCCGCCGTAATTTCCACCATCACCAGCAGAACCATAAGCTCCATGACCACCAGAAGCACCACCAGAACCGCCGTAGCCACCGTATCCCCAATTGTAATCACTACTCCCTGGGTTGTTGCCACCTCCTGCATGTGGGCACCCATTACCTCCTCTTCCGTATATACCTATACCACCTCCAGCACCTCCTGAGTTGCCGTAATGCGACCCCCATCTATAATGACCGCCGCCGCCGCCGCCGTTATATCCGCAACTTGGGGTATATACATAATTACCTCCTTGCCCAACATATTGCTCCCAAGAAACCCAGTTAGTAGCATTTGTACGAGCACCATAACCACCATTACCGCCATAACCAGCACAGCCGCCGCCGCCGCCATGACCACCTTTTCCTCCTCTTCCACCGTATCCAATACCACCTGTATCACCTGAAAAAGCATTAGTGTGGCCTATAGCAGAGTAATTAGAATCATTAGTGCTACCACTAGAACTTGACTCCCCTCGGTAGCCACCCTTAGCTTTTACATTATTAGCTGCAGTATTTGTACCATTAAAGTATGAATCGCCTCCATTAGATTGACTGCCTCCAGCACCTACGACAACCGTATAACTTGCACCAGGCGTAACTGCTAACGAGTTCCTCCAAGCGGTGCTACCACCTTGACCACCGCCTCCATAGCTCCATTGTTGAGCATTACCTCCTCCAGCACCTCCACCACTACACACAAAGACAGAAATAAATTCTGTGTTAGATGGACATGTCCAAGTGTATGAGCCTGGAGTTGTGTAGGTATCTTGCCCAACATCGGCTGGTGGCTTTCCACCTCCGAGAAACATTTGTTGTGAAGGCATTAGCTTAATCCTGCTCCTGTGATAAATCCGTAACCTGATGTCCTCCACCAGATAGTACAGATGCCTTTAGGCCCAAGCGTTCGGTTGCCGCTTGTGCCATCGATAGAGTTATAAAGTGTAAATCCACTACCCTGAGAGATCGTACAGTTACCAGCACCTTCATTGACTATGGTTACGGTGTCGCCCGTTGAAAAAACATTCGCAGGGACAGTGCATGAAACTTGAGCATTGACTACCGTTCCTGCCATTGCAGCAGTAAGAGTTATAGTTGAGTTACTACTGTGATAAGGGATTGCTCTTACATCACCTTTTGAATCAGAAAATGTTGATGTATTAGTTACCGCACCAGTGAAAGCTGCTCCAGAGAGAGACGCAGCATTTGAATCTACATATGCTTTTACTGATTGTTGACTTGGTACAGCAGTGGCACTATCAGTCGCCATATCATCTTCATCAATTAACGATAAAGTTTGAGCATCAACGTAGGCTTTAACAGATTGTTGACTTGGTACAGCAGTGGCACTATCAGTTGCCATGTTGTCTTCATCAATCAATGTCAAAGAGACATCAGTAGCCCATCCAAGATTTCCCGATCCGTCTGATTTTAAAAACTGTGTACCTGTTGAATCGGTTGCTGGTAAAGTCCAAACAACATTTGTTGTAACTGTGGCAGGCGATTTAAACGCCGTATAATGGCTTGCGTCACTATCGGCAAAACGTACTTCACCATTAAATAATGGATTCGTTGACGGCGGTATCAACGAAATATTGACATCAGTATCCCCTGAACCTATGTCGTAAGTCAGGGTATTACTTTTTAATTTTCCATAAGGAGCCATGGTTAGAAAATAATAAGGACTTGGTTGTTAGGAACGGTGATAGTCACCGAACTATTCAGTGCTATCGGCCCAACAGCCATAGCATTTTTATTTGCACTTAACTCGTATGAACTTGTAGCCGTAGTTTCATTTTCAATTACCCAAGCATCTATGCCTCCACCTGTTGCACCACTACCACCAGAACTATTATTTGACTGTATAGAGCCGCCCATGTACGCATGGTTTTGGCATCCATAATGCAAATAACTTTCAGTGTTATCACTAACGATAAGTGTTGTTAAAGCACCAGTGCTACCTGGGGTTCCAACCGAGGCAGTGCCAACAGTATAAGCACCGCCTGATTTATCTCGATTTTTATAAAACGCTATTGGATGCCCTGCATTACTAGCGTCTTGTTGATCAAAAACATACGCATTGCCAGGAATTAATTCTAGATGTGGGCTTTCTATACCTCCAATTGTGTACCCAAGAGTAGAGCCATTTCCATGCTCTTTATGAGCAGAAGTCTTTGTAACAACTTTGACTATAAAAGTTTTATGGGTTGGAATATGTTTCCCATAAACACCTAAATACCTATCTTCAGAATCATTAGAAAAATAAGATAAATAATTCCAAGTAGATCCTGCTGATGTGTATTTAAGTTTTACTGTTAGTCCACTATCACCAGTAAATCCATTGGGTAATGAAGCTAATGGAGTAAATGACTCTATCCCTGTACTGTTCCCAATTTCTATATAATCACCATCGCTAGGACTAGCTGGTATGGCTGCAACATTAGTGACAGGAGAAAAAATAACAGCATTTGCTACCGCCGCTTGGGCTGTATTTGCGGTGGCTGAAGCTGCATTTGCTGTGACGTTGGCGGCTTCTGCTGTTGTGACGGCATAACCAACACCTTTAGGATCTGTTGATGGATTTGTATTATTCCCCGTTAACGTCCAAGTATTTCCATTATTTGAAGTCGTAGCAACTAGTCTGTCGCTGGCTAATTTTGCTGCATCAGCCGAAGTTTTAGCATTATCGGCTGTTGTAATTCCATAAGCTAAACCTTGTGGATTACTGCCAATACCATCGCCTGTTGGGTTTGTGCCGTCATGCAAATATGTAGCAACTCGATCTAGTGATGTAGTGGCTTTTCCATCTGCGGTATTGGCTAACGCATCTGCCGCCGTTGCGGTATCAACTGCATATTTTACACCTTGAGGATTCCCTCCAATCCCATCTCCCTTTAAACTTGTTCCATCGTGAACGTAAGTATCGACGGCTGTCTTTGCTGTATTTGCCGTTGCAATTCCGTAGGCCAATCCTTGAGGATTTCCGCCAATACCATCTCCTTTTACGCTAGTGCCATCGTGAACGTAAGTATCTGTCGCAGTCTTAGCAGCAGCAGCTTGATCAACCGCATATTTAACACCTTGGGGATTAGAACCAATACCATCTCCTTTTAGACTTGTTCCGTCATGGACGTAAGTATCAGTAGCTAATTTCGCTGCATCAGCATCAATTTTCGCTTGTCCTGATTGATTGATAGTAAAAGCAAGACCTATTGGATTCCCACCAATACCATCACCTTTTACAGTTGTTCCATCGTGGACGTAAGTATCAGTAGCAAGTTTGGCTAGATCGGCTGTGTTTGTAGCAGTAGTCGCGGTTTGAGTCGCCGTATTACTCGCAGTCGTAGCAGCAATAGCTTTAGTTGCTCCTAAAGCATTTAGATCTGCTTGCTCCTGAACTACATATAAATTCTGCAAATCTGCAATATTCTTCGCCTCCGCAGTTAAATTTGATCCATCACTCCAAGGAGACAACTGAGCATCTTTTGGTGTCTGCCTTTGAATCGTTAACTCTTCTCCAGCCGCAAGACCAGTAGTAAGAGTTATTTGCGTTGCACTGGTAAATGTATAATCTGTTCCGTCGCTTAATGTTGAGTCTTGGGTTTCTGCTAATAGATCTCTTCCCTTATAAACCTTGACATGAGACTTCAATAAATAATTAGAACTAAAGGGCAGAGGGAAAACAGTCTGCCCAGTATTCGTAACTTGCACATAGGTATCAGCCATCTTGCGGGACTCTTACGAGGACGTAGCCCTTATTGTAAGGCTTAATCGGAATTTGCAAAGAATCACTTTATTCCTGAAAGAATCTTTGCTGCTGCACTTGAATCGTCAGTTCTCTTCTGCTGGCGTGTTGCACTATATAAATCACGGCGTTCTCTCCATTTCACAGCAGAACCCTCTTCACTTAGATTTAACTGATTAATAGTTAATTGAGCATAATAATTTTTAATTTCTTGCATTAAGACGTAGGGCAGCTCCTTCTGTACTTCTTTTATTTCTTTGTTAACAATTTCCTGAACCGTAGTTGTAGATTTGTTCTTCTTAAGTGCAATGTATTTAGGATCATTCATCAATGACCTAAACGCTTCAATAGGAGTTTTGCCTTCTACATGTTTAGCTAAAATGGTAGACATATCAATTGTCGATTTCTTCCCTTTTACTGATACTGCCTGTCCAGCTAACGGCCCTGATTTAATAATCTTAGTTTGAGTAGTATCAGGACTAATAACTATTTTCTTTTTAATATTTAAAAAAGCAGTTTCTTTGTTACCTACAGTTGAACCATAAGTCTGGTTATATAGCTGCTGTAAGTCATCACTCATTGGCACTCCTTCTAACGTCTTAGTCATTAACGGCCCTGGAGGATTTAACAGATTTAAATGATTTAATTCTGCATAAACTTTGTCATTTGGATGTTCTCTTGGGAAGAACCTATGTTGCATATAACGACCTAAATTTTCACCCCAAGATAATCTTATCTTTGTGCCTAACCAATCCTTCTCTTTAAACTTACCACCGAAGAAAGGACTACCTGGAAGGAGGTTATAAGCTATTTCATTTCTTACATATCTCTCTGTCCTTTCTAAGAAGCCAGGTTCAAATAAATCTGTTTCTTCTGCGGTCATAGGTCTTTCTGTGTAGACCTGACTTTGTTTTGCATTTAATAATCTTGATGCTTCTCTAAGTGGCCCAGATCCAGCCATTTGTCCCTGCATTAAATACCCTGTATATCGTGACATTTGCTGACCAAATCCAGCAGCAGTCTCAGGAAAAATAACTTCAAACAATTGTTTAACATTTCCTACCGCAGTTTTCCTTGAAATGCTACCAAATCCAACCATAAAGATTGCATCTAATAAATTATATTTATCACGATCAGTTATCAAAGCGTGTTGTGCAGCAAAACGAAAATCTTCTAATAAAAAGAGTGAACTAATAACTGGAATACCACCAATTAAAGGAACACCACCAATTGAATTTGGCTTTAATCCTTTTTGTTCTAAATCCCTTAACCACTCAGCTCTTTCCTTAAACATATATTCAGGAGGGCCATTGCCAACAATCAAGTTATTGGCACTTAACATCCCATATATAGCCATGACATGACCCATCATAATTGCATTTGATTTTGCTCTTCTTTGTTCGGCTGGATTTAATTTTTCGTAGTTAATAGCATCTCTTAAAGTTCCAAATGGAGTCCAAGACCAATCCATACTTTCACCCATGAATGGTGCTTGCATGTAAGGAAAAGCTAAATCAGCAACCCAACTTTCTCTCTTCAATTTCATCATCGTTTCATACGCTGTCTTCCCAGGATTTTGATCACTAGGTTTATTTTGGAAGCGTAATTCTTCACTAAAACGAGCAGCGTCTTGAGCCTCCGCAGCTCCCATGAATGGAGCCCCGTAAGTGTTAGCTACAAACTCTTCTCTAATTGCATCTTCTATCTCTACGTCACCCATCATCTCTGGGGGCAAACCATTATCTTTTCGATACTGTTTAACCATATCTTCTGTTACTTGATTGCTATAAAAATTATTTTTCATCTCAGTATTTATCCAATCATCTATTTTCTGCTGACTTAAATTTCCATCAACATCTGTTAAACCAAGTTGAACACCTGACTTCCTTGCTTTCATCTCAAGGTCAAATCTAACCGAGTAATTATGAAAGAAGAATCCAGCGACATTATCTACAGCAGATAAAGCATTAAGAGCTGGACGAAGAGCAGCGGGATTTCCTGTCTTCTCATACATCCATATTTTTAAAGCTGCTGAACTACTGCCTGTGTAATACAAAGGATTCAATAACTGTTTTATTCTTCCTCTCTTTGATCTTGGTCTGTAATCTCTTTGATCTCTTAGTTTTATTAACTGTAAATCTGTTGGCTCATGATATTTACCATAATGATCCGCAGCTCCAGAAAAGTGCATTGATTTATTACTCATAGCATCCATGAAAACTTCTTTCCATGAATCTCTTAATTTTCTTATTGCCGCACCATATCCAGCAAAATGGGCTTCCAATACATCTCGATAAGGTTTCATATCCTTAGTTCCCCAAGGAATATATGCAGCCTCTTCGTACATCTTTCGAGCTGGGCCGAAGATTGCTAAGACAGCATTGGAATTAACATTTAATAATTGAGTTCTTAAATTCATTAATTGCCAATCTTTCGCCACTAAATTCCTAGTTCTCATCCTCTTGTCTTGCCAAGTCTTTGGATCGTAATGTTTGAAATAATCAACTCCTTTAATCCTTATATCTCCCAGAGCCATCTCCATTTGAATAAGAGATTCTTTTCTATTTGACTTAAATAAATCAGCCGCAGCTAGAACTCTTGCTATTGGAGATTCTTCACTAAAATCTTCAGGCTTCATATCTCTTGCAGCCTGAACATTTGGAGCATCAATTGAATCATCTATATTTTCCGCAGCTCCTTTAGAAACAAGATCAAGATCTAAATCCTGATACCCTCTGCCCTGCATGGCTTTACCCATGTTTGACCAAGTATTTCTTATAAAGTCATATTGTCTCTCTGTCATTAAAGAGATTTTATATAAATCAAGAGCCTCATCTAACAACTGATTTGATACAGCTTGAGGAATATCATTCCTCTGCATAAAGTCGAATATCTCACTAATTTTATTAATCAACTCTCTATGACTAACTTGATACATAGCTCTCACTCTTAAGAGCTTTTCAACTGCACCATTAAACGAATTTGAATTTCTTTCTAAAAGACCTAAAACATTTTCCTTAGAAATATCATTTCCCAAAGTCTCTGCTACTTCTTGAGCTGATTCATTAACATCTGTATTCAAAAACTTCCATTCTTCAGGCATTAATCTTTGCCCACTCTTTTGCAGAGTTTTATTCATTAATGCAAAATCTTCGACGACTCCTTTTGGATTAGTTCTTAATAGCTGAACGTAATTAGTTGGCTGACCTTGAGGAATACTGACATCAACATCACTTGCATTTTCTATATTTCTTCCTATCTCTCCACTATCTTGGATCTCTTGCATATCATCAGCAAACTTCCCAGAAAGATCTTTTTTAAGAGCATCATCTGGAGGTAAGTTTGATTGCTGAATACCTCTAATCCTTGCTAGATCAGCATCATTTTTTGCCTTCTCTTGAATAAGGCGTTGACGTTCTTGGAATAATTCGTCGCAACTAGACATTAGGTACAGCCTCCTTTGTAGAACTTTGAATTGTTACTGCCCAGCAAGTCGTCATAGGCAAGCTTCTTAGCTTCTAGGAACTTGAAAACTTGCATAGTTAACTCAGGCATTTCTGCATTAATAGCTGCATCAATTCGAGGGACTAATCCCTGCAATTGTTCAGGTGTTAGCTTTTTGATTAATCCTCTTCTTGCAATCGTTCCATTCGCTGCTAACTCAAAGACATCAACAAAAGAAGGATCTTTCTTTCTAATAAAGTTTATTTTTCTTCTTAATGCAGATAAGAACATTTTTATTCTTTCAAATGAAGATTTGATAGGCCCAGCCTTTAATTTGATCTTGCGATTAGCAAACCAAACACCAAATGCTTCGGCTTGTATTTCAAATGGAGACATACCCTCTTTATAATTTCCACCGCCTTTCTTGATAATCTCTACCATATCTGCTAAACCTTTCTCAGAGAGAAGTGCTTCCTGATACTTAGTAGCACCTAAGAAATCCAACCATTCTTGAACAGAGTGAAATGATTCATGTGCAGCGTCAATTCCAAGCCATCTTGGCGAAACTCCGTCGAGTGCTGACAATCCTCCAAGGCGATGGCCTAGATTTGGATGAAGGGCAAGAAGGATCATCGACTTGTGAACGTTTCCAGTTTTATCTCCATAAAACAAACCTGAGGTTTGACCAGCAGCAGTTTTCGTTAAAGGATCATCAGGATTCCTAGCCATAAAGGTTGCATGATGTGGCCTCCACTCAGCAACAGAGCCAATTGTGGCATCAAGACCAAATAATTTTATTGACTCTATTTCGTTTAAATAACCAAGTTGCTCTGGTAAAAGACCAGATATTTTATAAGCATCCTTAAGTGCTTCCTTCGCTTCGTCTGCAAGCACTTTCGATTGTTGTATCCTTCCTATTAAAGAGTTTTCAATCTCTGCCCCATAATTCATTAAATGTTGATTTTTCGTTATTTTTTCCCCTGCCTGAATCTCCATTAACTGTTGTCTTACTAAACGCTCGTTATATTCTCCACCCGTGAAATCTGTATCAGGGCCAAAGCTGCTTTGCTTTACATCAAAGGCTTTACTGTCTGGATACTTTATCTCTTGTCCTTTACGCATAAGATTTTCCATATTTTGCGTGGCTGGTGATATTGGAATTGATATTCCTTCTGCTTCTCTCCTGGCTTTTTCTGCTAACAATTGATTTAAAAGATCATTTTCAGCAAGCTCTTTTTCTTTCTTAAACACACCAGCCTTTTTTAATTTCTCGTATATCTCATCTCTCTTATCTAAAAGTGAATCAGAATATTTTGTATCATCTCCAAGTTCTTCTAAAGAAGCATCTGAAAATTTTTGTGTAATAGCAGCTTGCTCATCATTTAACGCTTGAAACTTTTTAAGCACTTTTTGTCTATTTGCTATTTGCCTTGCTGTTAATTTCTTCTTTTTCCTACTTGCAATTTCAACAAGCAGATCTCTATCAGGCATCTTTGGAATAGTTTCTTCATTTACATCACTAAATTTTCTTGCTGCAAAAGGAAGAAAACCTTCTTTTCTTTGCTTTAAATTATCTAAAAGGCCTTCAGCTTTCTTCTGTTCATAAGTTTTACTCTCGTAATCGCTAACTCTTCTTTCTGCAATCTTCTGGTCTGCTTCTCTTGCAGCATCTAGCTTTCCATTCTCTTCAATTAATCGAACTTCATTGTCTAATGCTTCAATAACATCATCAGTAACTCTTCCATTTAATAAATCATCTACTACTTTTTCAGAATTAAAATTACCTGGCTCTGGTGTCTTAGGAAGTGTTGTTGAGGGTGGTCTTGCTTCTCCTCGTTCTAGGGCTCTTTTAGTGATTCCATTTAATAACTCTCTTCTATCTCTTCTTGCTTGATTTAATACAAATTTAGCCCCTGGTAATTGCTCATCTACATTTAAACGTCTTCCACTTAGGCTCGTTGTTACTCTTGCAAAATCTCTTAAAGCTCTTTGAACTCCTTCTTCTAACGTAACTCTTGCAACATTTAAAACATTTAAAACATCCCCTGCTGAATCAAGACCACCTTTCCATTCAGAACCTATAGCCTTATCAATTGAATTTACTAATCTCTGATAAGCCAACATATCTTCTTTCTCAAATCCTCTTGTATCAACTCTTTCTATAGGTGCTTCGCCTTCAACTTTTTCAGCCTTTAAGTTCTCATTGATTCTCCTAACATTCTCCATTGCCTCTTCATAAACATCAGGAGTTCTTTGAATAACTAACCCATCATTTGCCTGTAAATCTTTTAACGCTTTAGCAATATCTATACGATCAATTGTTACCCAAGGATCACCTTTGTCCTTACCAGTTAACTTTTTAATCCTCGCCAAAATCTTTCTATCTTCTAGTAATTTACCTAATTGTTCTTTATCTAAATCATCTACCATTTCCAATTCAAATTCTAAGCCCTCTTCACTTTCTTCTACTAAATTAAACTTTTCAGTTGATGGAAATTCTTTCTCAGCGACAGGACGACTTAAGACCTCATCGGTAACTGTGACAACAGGCTCACCTGCCTCAACCCTTGTCTCAATTTCTATTAATTCTGCGGTACTACCTGTGTCTAAAGCTTCCTCTAAAGCATCTGACTCAACAGCATTTTCAGGCTTTATATACTTATCTTTTAAAGCTTGTGCTGCTTCTTCTGCTGTTGGTTTTGTTTCTTCAAAAGCTAAAGTTCCTTGCTTATATCCTCCATCAGTAGTTTCTTCAATTAGACCACTCTTAACTTGATTATTTCTTATCTCAGTTCTACGGTTAAATATATCTTTAGAACGAATAGCACGATAAGTATTTTGAAAATTACCTTCTATCCAATCGTATGCTTTATTCGTAATAATATCTGCTCTTTCATAAATATTTTTCCCCGCTGCTAATGGGCCTTCAATATCAGGTTCCCACTTTTCAAATCCTGTCTTTGCATCTTTAATACCTTGCTTTAAAGGAAGATAATTTAAAGCAGTTGTAAAAAGCAAACTTGCGGCAAGGTTAGGCCCAAAAGCTTTTTCGGCAGACTCCCACTTCGTTAGACCTGGGGTAGTTGCTGGGTCCCAATCAATACCAGCAAAAGACAAAAACGAAGCAGCACTTCCACCTTCATTTCGATCTAACCAAGTAGAAGGAAATTCATCTAAAACATTAATAACAGAAAGACGAGCAAACGCATCTAACATGTTTTTTGCGTTTGAAGGATTTAACCATCTTGTAGCTTTAGCAAGATATGGAGCTTTGGTTGCAATATTTGAACTGCCAGCAATAAGATTGCCAGATCCCAATGTCAAAAGTCCTAACCCAACATTGAGCATGAGACTTGATCTTGCCTCCATACCGTTAATCTCTTCTTGCGTCCATTCGGCTGGATCTTTAAATCCATGTGCCGTGTACATCGCTCTTTGTGCTGTATCTGTCCAACCAAAACCTTTATCTATATATGAACCTTTTCGATATTTTTCAGGCAATAAAGCTAAAGCATCAAATCCTGGTACTTTTGCAAGCTCACCCCAATCCCAATCAGCAACATTCTGAATAGCTCCAAGGACTGCATCGCCTGTTCCTAGATAACCTAGATTTGCTTGAGCTTTTGGAATCCCAATAGTTCTTAATGCTGCATAAGGAACTCTTGCTGCAAACTTCCCTGGACTATCAATTCTTGTTAGCTCATGTTTAAAACCTCTCGTAATTCCTTCGGTGTAATAGTTAGTTAAACCTTCTACAACATTTAATTTTTCTTTTTCTACCTTCTCAAAATTATCAAGAAGATGAGCCGTCTGACGTTGATCAAAATCTGGGGCAAGAATCCACCATGCTAATTGGTCATACCAAGGTCTTTTCCCCCATTTGCCTTCTGCAAAAGTATCTTCCTCTTCATTCCAAGGTTGCGTTAAATCAACGCTTGCCTCTGGATGTAAACCAGCACCAGTTAAATCTTTTCTTGCTTTGTCGTACTTATTTGATATTTCATCTACTCTTGTCTGCTCATCATCTTTTTTCTCAATTACTTGAGGCTGAACAGCATTAGTCTCAGCTCCTATGTTCTTCTCTTCATCATCATCCTCTTCAAGTAGATCGACGTTTAATGGTGTAGTTGTCATTGGTTAAACCCTCAAAGAGATAGAAGAATTTCCAGTTAAAATGTTGTTCAGAACATTGCTCGCTGAAGCCAATGCCCCAGGAAGAGCAACAGCAGTTAAAGAACCATCAATTAAACCTTTAGCTTGATTACCTTCAGTCAAAAGTTGTAGACGTTCTTCCGCAGATGGAGTCCAATCGAATGGCTTCCCATTCAACTTTTCCCAAAGATCTATATTTTGTAGAAGTAATTTCGCTGGATTAATACCATTTTGATTCGCTCCTCTTAATAAATTCAAAGGTGGTTCAGATCCCCTTTTCACTCTTTCCCAAATCTTTTTAATTTCATCTGCTGAATAAATTGGTACTGTCTCCCATTGCTGCAATCTTTCTTTTGAAATTGGCATTGAAGCCTTGAAATAAATTCGATCTACTGGAGCATTGACTTGTTTATCTGTAGTAACTTCTCCTCCTTTAGCTGTCTCTTTGTTATCTTCTTTAACAGCATTGCCACCAACATGAGTTTTAAATAAAGGCGATCCTACATATTCATCAATAGCCTTATTAATTGCTTCATTTTGTTCAACAATAGATAATTCATCTTTACCTAATTTTATTGCTTGTTGTTGTATCCCAACAAGAGATTTCTCGTATAAAGTTTGAGCTATTTTCGCTTCTGCTGTTGCCTTATTTAACTCTCCATTTGCCAAGTAATCCATAATATCGAAATTATCATCTCTAAATATTCCTGTTTCCATGTCAGGAAACTTATCTTCTAATATTGCTGCCAATCTATCTTTAAGAACACTTTTTAAGTTAGGTACATCAATACTTTGCTCAACTGCCGATATTTTTTTCGCCCTTATTTTGTTATAACGATCTCTTATTTTTATTCTTGTCTCTGTTGCTCTTAATGGAACAGACTCCATCTTCTCCCAAAATAATTTATCCTCTTCTTCTACATTAAATTCATTACCAATCTTTCGATCAAGTCCTTCTAAATACCCGTTCCAATCAGTCATATCAACTGAATTTTCTATATTTTTATCAATTGTTTCATTCCAATTATTTATATATTTTAATTTTTCAGTAAAGGCATATCCTTCAAAGTTTTTATCACTAAGTGCTTGTTCTTTTAATTCTGCTAATTTCTGAGGATTATTCCTAGCTTTATAAAATTCTTCAGCATAAGTTTGTTCAAAACTAGCACCTAAATTCTTTTGACCTTTGTTATATTCTTTATAAGCAACAGAAGCAACTGAATCAGTATCTACATATAATCTAGGGCCATGAACATCACCAACCGTTTGCATCAATCCATCTGCACCAACGATTCCAGAAGGCATCCTATTTAGTTGTTGTAATAAACTTTGTGCCTTTGTATTTGCACCAGTTACAGATTCCCATTGTAATTTCTTTCCTAATCTAATAATTGCATCTTCTATCATTGGTTGTGCTTCACCAGTTAAACCTGAAGTCGCTGCTGCCTTAGATATAAAACCAGCAAACGCTTTATATTTTTCATTTTCACTAAGATTACTTTCCATAATTGCTTCTAATCCATCTGCTGTTTGAATTTCTTTTACATGCTTCTTATATTTAACATTTGCACTAAAATGTTTATTCTGTAATTGTTCCCATTCTCTATTAATTTTAGGAAGAACTTTATCAATAAAACCTGGAGAATATTCATCTAATCCATAAACATTTGCAAGATCATTTGTTACCTTTGCTTTTAATTGATTTATCGCTGGATCACCAGGATCTAATTTAGATAATAATGTTCCATTCTCTAACCATGCTTTGTTAAATGCCTGCGGTACTAATGTTGCTGTGATTGCACTTGCTTGAGCTAACATCCCTGCCTTTCGGTAAGGATTCATTTCATCCATTAATATTCCAGCCGCCTCATTATTTCGATGAACAACTCTATTTTCTGCTGCATAATTCTCACCACTCTTTACCATCGCATTATTATTATTTCTCGCTGCTTTTAATAATTGCTGCTGTCCATCTACATACGTTTTTGACGCATAAAGTTCTAACCCTGCATCAACAACAGGAACTAATAATTTAACTGCCTCTGATAATTCTTGAAGGCTGTTATAGCCTTTTATATTAGAAACATTTCCTCTCTGAACAATTTGTACTCCAGAAGCACTTGGAAGCATTGAAGGCTTCGCTGGAGCTGCGGGATTAATAGCCTGTGTCCTAATAAAACTTGAGACAGGTTTGGCAGACGGTTGGATCTGACTTAGCGGTAAACGATCATTAGCCATTACGCATACCCCGCTGTTCTAGTTGTAGAAAATTCGTCAACCACGGTGTTATTAATCTTGAGGCCGCCGCCACCAGCCGTGTACTTGCTTAAGGTTCCATAAGTGTTGATACCAGCTCCTACAGCTCCAATAGCTGAACTTAAGAATGCCGCAGTAGCACTTGGAGCCCCGCCCACCATTGATGGAGGTACAGCACCAACCAATGTTGGCAATGGTGCAAACGGACGTAATGGATCTTGGTACTCTTGCATTTGATAAAACTGCTGAGAATTAAACTTTTCTAAATATCCAGCTATTGCCCCTGCTTGTTCTCTCGAAAGTTGTCGATCTCTAAATCCCTTATTAATTGCCATAATCGTTGATTGATTCCCTAACTGCATTTGATAGTCGTTCTGTATTCGATCAACCATTCCTGTTCCTCCAGCCATCGCACTAGCAGCCATCCTTAATGCTTGTGTCTTGTAATGGAACAACGACATTGCATCAGACATCGCTTGCTCTGCATTGGCAGCGTTTAACGCATCACTTTGTCGGACATAATCAACACCAGCCGAAACTCTCGTATCTCTAACAACATCTGCTTGAGCTATTGCTTTTGATAACTCGAAATTCCTTAAACTCGCAACGTAATTATTTTGCTGGCCCCAATTAACTTGATCTTGGAAATACTTATATTTTTTATTTAGGTTAGATGTCTTTGCTTGTAGAGAAGCATTCCAAGCAGAGTATTCATCTTGAGCAGCTTTATAAGCGACCTGATTTGCATGTTCTTGTTTCTTCGCTCCAAACTGCATCATTCCCTGAAGGAATTGAAGCCCTCCTACAGCCGCAGCTTGGCCCCCAGGGGTGGCTAAAAAAGCAAGTGGACCAGCCATTTATGCTTTCCTCCAAAAATGACAGAACATTTTCTCCGCGACCCCGTAAGGTTCTGGCTCCCCAATATTAAAGCCCAAATGTTTTAACCAACGAATTGATTCTTTATTTTCTGAATAAACATAATTTTCAATCATTCCACCAGCTCTATCAATGCAATACTCTACCCATTCTCGCCCATGAATACATAATTGCCATCTATGATTTTTTGTTGCTGTTAATTTATCAGTTCCTAGCAACCAAATGTAATTGTCCACCAACCCCGTAATACCAACTGGATCTCCATCATCTCCTTCAATTGCTTGTATTACATTGCTGTTTATGTAACTTTCTATACAGGCTTCTACAGGAGATAAACCATGACTTAAGCGAACCTCAGTCTTATCTTGTTCTCTTAAGTTTTCTCCAATGACGTACATATCACCAGGCTCCGCTTTTATCCACCTCATCTGATTGCTGCCGCCTTTCCAGTTACCAATGCAACCCACTCACAAGTAGAAAACTTACAAGGGTGAGGAGTGTCATTCTGGATCTCCACCATGCACCTCTCACCTCTACTCATGATTGGAATATTGAACACTCCTTCAAAAAACCTTTCATCATCTTGTGTCCATCCATCAGGTAAAGCACTTCCTAATACTGAGTTTCTAGAACCTAAAACTGTTCCATCAAACTTATAAATTCCTGTATCTCTTCCCTCTGGAATGACATGGACTTCAAAATAATGTGATTCGTGATAACGAAGTTTTGCGTGTCTTACCTGTGTTCTTTCTACATTTGCTGCTGCTTTACCTCCTCCTATTTCCTTATAAAGTTTAAAACGAGTAAAACGGTATCTAAAGGTATAAGACTCTCCAAAATAAACCGGAGAACTACTCCAATCACCATCAGCAACAATTGTCGTTCCAGACGTTGCCGAACCGAGATATACACCACCGTTTCCTGTTGTGCTAAATCCACTCCACGCTTCTGTTCTTGCCGCGATTGTGTAAGGCAATGTCCAAGTCGTCTTCTTTGTAACTGCGTCATAACTAACTATTGAAACTCTCATTGAGGACGGAGTTTCAGTAGTAGTTGAGATACGCCGATCCAATAGAAGAGGATATGGAGAGCCAACTTGAGGCTCTTGCATTCGATCCATGACCGAAATCTTTTCTAAATAAACCTTCGTTCCATATCTCATTAAGCAATAAAGCGTTTCTCTTATTGCAAGTACCTGAAGGACTTCATCGGCTCCTGAAAAATCCCAGTGACTCCAACTAGACTGAGCCCTTTCTGTTCCATCCCCTGTATTACGGAAGAAAAATTTATAAACATAAATACGACTTTGATGACCAGTTTTACCACTTATTCCAAACATTACATTGCTTGTATCATTTACAGTCAGCTTGAACATCTGACTTGGGATATAGGCCGATACATACCCTGTTAAATCTGCTGCATCTGCTGTCAAAGCAGTGCCAGCTCCACGAACACTAAATTCTCTGAACTGCGACCAATCTCCATTAGATTGTGCAAAGATAATACCCCCACCCGCTAGTTGTGGCCTGACATTTATATCAACTTCAAATTGAGTTAGAACTGTTATTTGTGCAGTTTTGGGAGTTAATATTGTCTCGGCAGCGTTAAATCTAAATTGATATTGTGAGCTAAATAATATTAATTCATCTTGATAAGGTACGGCATATTTAAGAATAGAAACTTTGTTATTACTTGCTACAACATCAATCGGATCAGTATCTAAAATTGTCGTGACTGTCTCAGGAAAAAACTCAAAAAACGCACGAACACGACTTAAAATGACGTTTTCATCGGACAAGAATCCAAGTCTATTTTTATAGATAAAGATGTCATTAATAGGAAAACCAATAAAGCTCGGATCTGGAGCTGTATTAAAATCACCAGCTATTCGATCACCCCATTTGGGCATTTCTGTTCCTGATTGAGTACTTGCATCAGCAGGCCCAAAATAAAATTGACCATTCGATAATCTCACTAAAATATGAGGCATTGTGTCTTCATCGACCTCGTATTCAACGCCTGGACTAACTGTTTCTGTCCAAGCACCTTCTCCAAAAGTTCCACTCTTAGGTTTAAATTCAACGTAATAACCATCAAAATCATTGCCTGGATCACCAATAATTGAAATCTGATAACCAACAGGAGCAATTGTTGGCAGCTCTGTAAATGCTTGAACTTCATGCAAGAAAATTGCAATATCTTGATTTGCTTTTGCGTCTGTAGCGGCCAATATAATTGCACTTGAAGAAGTTAAATGCAAAACAGAACCACTTCTAGTAATCGTTACTCCACTTGCACTAATTCCATTTTTTAAATTTTCAGCTATATCTTCAGAACTAATTCTATTTTCTGTAACCGAACCACCACTAGAAATTACAGCAGCAACAGGAGTTGCAACTTCTACAGAACTACCATTGACTGTCAATTTGTAACGGTTCCCGTATGAAGCTCCTTTGACCCATACCAAGGCTTCATGTGCAGAAGGTCTTGCTGTAGCTGGAGCCGTAGCAGTTTTCATTGCTGGAACTTTCTTTGTATTAGTTATGAAAGTAAAATCAGCAATCGTTACAGCTCTTATATGCTGCCTTGCATCAGTAACAGTTGATAAATAACTAACTCCACTAGGCTTATTAACAGTTATGGCATTCCCATTAAGGTCGTAAACCTTTACGTTGTTGTTGCTTATTACTGCAAGATATTCTTCAGTATTATCCCTAAGAATACTATGGATGAAACAGTCTCCAAAACTGGTGCTAGAGACTTCTGCCAAGACTTCGCTGGAATCTCTTTTTCGTAAACCTTCGACGATGGATGACATTCCATTGATTTGTATCTCTCCTTGGGATGGATCTCTTTGAGCGTCAGGCTGTTGTGAAATACCTTGAGATAGGTTTGGTATTGAATAGGAACGTAAAGCCATTAGAGTCTGATACCAGTAGTTATGCGGCGAGTGCTAAGACCCGAAGCAGGGGCATAAGTTGGGAATGGCAAATGATTTCTTCCTCCTGTTAGTAAATTCGCTTGCTCCTGTTCTTGCTCCATTCGCTCTAAAACAACCTGAGCTGCTTTCTCATCCTCTTGCGTATATCTAAACGAAGCACTATCTCCTAAAACTCTTTGGGCAAACACTCTTGCTGATCGAATTGTTATCCAGCGATTAAATGCTTCTGGACATTCATCCCATGCCATTCCAAAAATTACATCACATAAAACTTCAGTAACCGTTGTCTCTAAAACATAAGTTCGATATTCCGTGTCATATAACCTTGTGCCTCGATGTTGATAACGACCTGCATAAAGATATGGATCTAGCGAAAGCTTTAAAACATTTGTCGGAATTTTTACTTCTCCATTAGTGTCCTTAGAAAACGGAAAATCTCTTTCTGTGTTCCAGCTCCAACCTTTAATTTGACCTTCTTTATGAAATTCAAGAAGTGTTCTTTCAGCAATTCTCGCGTCTGTGATTTGTTGATTTTCTAAGGTGTTAACAGGTTGCTCACCAATATTCTCTAGCAAGATATTTACTGCATCCAGCAAGCCAGTTTTACCTGGAGTAACCGACTGATTTGCTAATCCCATTTCTCATCTACAAGGGCGTTGCATACATTGTATTAGCAAGCAAAAAAAAGAGCCAGCTTTCGCTGGCCCCTGCTTTGCAATCTCTCTTATTTAGATTACTAAGGAATAACAATTTTACAAGCTGACTCAGCTCGTAGAACTCCCATTCCGAGACTTTGGCGTGCCACCATCAAATCAGCTTGGTGTACCACCCGCCATTCTTCACCAGTTAACTGCAAGGCTGGACTGAGAAGTGTTACTACTCCAACAGCCTCTTTATTGAAAATAAGCCCCTTACACTTACTCAAATCTTGAGCGTAATCACCGTTGTGATCACCCGCTACAAGCGTGTAAGCACTCTGAGTTACATGATTTGAGGAAAGTATAGGAATACCAGCAACACGCAATGTGCGGCCATCTGCAATGGTTCCAGCTCCACCGAAGTCAGCATTGATAGCACGACTTGATTGTGAGATGAGGTAGTAATCCTCTGGAGTAAATACCGCGTACATGTCGTCGATACTTACGTCCTTCTCTTCAAAGCCAACACGAGCATCAAAGATCGCGTTAACTAGAGCATCACCTTTTGCCTGACGAGTAGCACCTGAAGCTGTGTAATCAGTTCCTAGTGTTAATCCTTGTCCAGTTCTTCCGCTGTTAGAAGATTTATTTAAAGGCTCAGTAGAGTTACTTGCTGCTGCAAAGATCATTCTTGCAACACGCTTGTCATACTCAACCGCTAAAGCACGACCTAACTCTTTTGTATAGATCTGTCTAACGTCGAAATACGACATTAATTCGTCTACTGAATATATGGCCGCATCTGCAACCATCAACGCATCCAAGCTGATTACCCTCTCGTTGAGGTCAGAAGGATCGTTGATTGTACCTGTCAGCTCAGTGCCTGGCTGATGGTACGCAGCGGTCATTTTACCCGTGATTGGGAAGGCTACGCTCTTGCCTCCTCTTATGTTTCTTTCGCGTGTTTTGCCTTTGAAAACACACGATGTCATGAACGCTTCAAGAACCTCGGCAGATCCGAGCTTGAGCATTAACGCTCTATCCGTATCCAGACCAGATGCACCAGCTCCCCAAGTAGCGGCAGAGCCTTTAATCTGACCAATACGGCTGAGAGTAACAGCCATAATTAGCTAGTTTTTAGAAAAAAATACTTTTGGTTAGATCGCCCGTTCCTCCGCTACTCAGGTTGTCCACCTTGATGGGCCTAGTGCTTTTGGTTGCGTTCTTACTTAAGACTATCCCACGGCTGGCTTCTTGCCAACATTTCTTTCACTGAATCTCGATAAGTTCCATCTAAATCATATATCTTTTGTCCTTTTTCATTTGTTTTACTTAAAGCATCTAATACTTGTTGCTTACTTGTAAATGTAGTCTGACTTGGTACATCTCCACCCCCTATGAGCTTTGGCTCTACAACAGCATTAGGATTTGCCATTTCTATTTGCAATGACCTAACTGCCCAACGAATTGCATCTGGATTCCCCGTATCAATAGTGTCGTTATAAGCTTTTAAAGTTTCTGCGTTTAAGTTTTTACCAGCCCAATCAGCGATCTGGTTAAAAGCTGCATCACCTCCTAATTCATCTTTTATTTGTTGCTCTTCTGCTTCTGTCATTTCCTTTTGAGCAGACTCCCTGTTAAGGCCAGCACGAACACGACTTCCTTCTAAATATCTTTCGACTAAATCTCTAGGCAGACCGCCTTTTTCAACGATGTCATTTACATAACTACTTACATCTTCCCCTGCGTAAAATTTTTCACACATCTCAACTGGATTAACTTCAGCATTTTGCAAAGCAGTTGCTACGTCTGATCCATAAAACTTCTTTCCAACTTCAAACGTATAGTTTTCAATTGATTCAGGCCAATTAATTTCGTCCGTTGTTGATTCTTCAGCCTTTTCCTGAGTCTCAGGTTTTTGCTGAGTTTCAGATTTTTGCTGTTGATTTTGCGTGAACTTCCTTTGTAGTTCAGCGTAAGATTTTGCTAAGGCTGCATTGTCGCCATTAAATTTACTTAGAACTTGTTGTGCATCTTCATCAACCTGACTTTCTTGTTGAATCTGTTCAACTAATTCCTGTTGATCAGGACTAGCGATTCCTTCTTGTCCTTCAGGAATAGTTAGTTGTGGAGTACCTTGTGGGGTCGCGGTCATTGTGCTTCTTGGGGTGGATTGATCATTTCGTTAGCGGTTTGAGCAGCATTAGCTAACTTCTGCGGATCAGCCATAGCTGATTGCATTAAAGCTTGCTGTTGTGCTTGCTCCTGGGCTTGCTGTGCTTCAGCTTGTAGCTCTTGCTCAGTCTTGATTAAGCCCAAAGTGTCTATGCCCATTGAATAAGCAAGACGAGTGATTAACTCAGTAGGTTTTAAGTACTGGGCTAATCCCTCTGGACCTATGGTTTGACCCAGAGTTGTTGTAAATCTGACTAATTGCTCTAAATCATTTCCTCTTCCAACAGCAGCCAAACCAACCGTCATTACAACTTTCACTAAATCAGGAGGTAACTTAGGAACTTTGTTTTCTCTGGTGAGAATATCTAACTTTCTAGCGACGTATGGAACTTGGAACTCTGTAGTGAGGATGCTGTATATGGAGCCGAGGCTATTTTCCGTCTGAAGGGCGGCCAAACGCACTTCTTCCGCGGTGACGCGTTCCGCATTTCGCTGATCATTAAGCATGAAAGCCTGTGACAGCCTACGTTCTATCTGTTCTTTTCCTTGCATCGCTACGGATAGATCGGACGATTTCTGAACTTGCAAAGCAAGCACATCGTTGGGATCTCCTGTAACGAAACTTCCATTAGGAGCCTTAGCTAGATCAGCGGCCTTCGTAACACCACTTGGCTTTACGAGGAAACGTACCGCTGCTGACGCAAGGCTACCCTCTGCGATTGCCTGACATAACGCCTCAACTGTTTGCAAATCAGCTATCGCTGCCGCTTCTACATATCCAACCCCATAAGCTTGTCCATCAACCCGCGTCATACGCAATGGGAGCCAAGGACTTAAATCTTTAGGGGCTCTTCCTTCACTTCCTTCAACGATTTTTCCTTTTACCTCCTGATGCCACTTAACTTGATTACCTTCCCACTTGATATGCGTATAAACCTTGCAATTTTTTTCTTCTTCTTTTGCTTCTAATGGCTCTGGTTGTTTATAAAGTCCTTTCAGATCTTCTTCTTCCTCTTGTTCAAGCATTTGCCTAACTTTTTCAGGCAATGCGTAGTAAGGAAGTTGCTCACATGTCACGATCTCAAGGGGATTACCCATTGGATCGCGGAAACAAACGTAACGATTGAGATGAAATACCCTTAATCCCTCTGGAGCAACGTATAAAAGTGCATTTCCAGCAACAATTAAATGTAATAACGCCTCATGGAAGACAACACGATCATTACTTGCCTCTATTTCCCTAAGCACCATTCTTTCAATCTTGCTTAACGCCTCTTCAAATTGAGATTTTTGCTCTGGCCCTACTCCTTGTTGTGCTAATGCTGCTTCATCTAATGAAAATCTGAAAAATTGTTGCGTTGGAGGTAGCAAAGCCAAAAGCATTCGGCTCGCTAAGTTGAGAACTCCTCTAGCTCCTATTCCATTCCACGGAACAGCGTATGTATCTTTGTTGTTGTTAACTGGATCGTTTGATTCTGGGATTAAATAAGGAACCGTAAGACGAGCTGAATTACGGCCTTTATCTAAAACCCAATTCCGATCATTTTCACCTGAGCGATAACGCTGTTCAGCAGTAGCCATAATTAGACAGGGAGATTAGTACCAGTACCAGGAGTTGTTCCTTGGCTACCGATTTTTAATGAAGCAGAAGTAGATCCTGGTGCTCCAGAACCATCTGAATAAGCATCTTTTGGAGATATTTTTAAACCTTTTTTCTTCTTTTTCTTTTGCTTGTTAAGAATGCTTTGCGATGTTTGAGCTGCACTACTAGCAGCACTTATCGCAGCATTCCGAGCTTCAATCTCAGCAGCACTTGGGCCAGAACTTCCAACAACAATTTGAGTTTGTGCTTGCTGCCTTATTGCTTCAATAGCTTCAGCTCCACTTGCAGCGGCTTGTTGATTTGTCTGTTCTGCTTGTGTTGTAACTTCGGTTATTTGATTAGCGATCTCTGCTAATTCAGCATTCCTTTCGTTTGCAATCCTAATATTTTCAGCTTGTTGCTTCATCGCTTCTTTAACAGCATTCTTTTTTGCCGTAACTCCAGTTACGTCGTTCCAAAGGTTGTCAAATGGACCTGGAACATCAGGGGCTTCGCACATAATTAAACTCCGTAGTTAACACCAGTTCCAGCAGTAGAGGTAAGACCGCCTGCTGCAATTTTTAAAGTACTTGGTTTTTTCTTTTTCTTTGAAATTTTTTGTGTTACTTGAGCATCTTCTGGGTCTACATTGTCTTCAGTTGTAATTGCATAAGGAGCTTCGTTTACTAAATTTTCAATACCAGCCCCAGCCTGAGCTGAAGTTTCTTTTAGTTGGTCCAAAATACTGTCTGTTGAGGCTTGAGCAGTAGCGATTCGTGCATCAATTGTTTCTTGAAAAGCTTTTGTGTTTGCTTCAGACGTTGTTGTGTAATCAGTTAAAATTTGTCGTTGATCAGCCAAGTCTTGTTCAGACGGGCCTTGGTAAACGATTTCTGGCATTTCGATTTTTGGAGCAAAGGGGCCGATGCACATAATTAGTACCTAAGTAATGTTGAGGCCAGAGCCTTGGCCTGAAGTTGTGGCAACCTTGCCAATTCTTAAAGATGATTTACCTTTTTTAGTTTTCACACCTCTTTCATCAACACCAATCTGAGGAGGTTTAGCATGTTCTTCTCTTGGCGGCGGCCCGACAACTTGAGCTAATCTCATCGCCGCTGCATTTGTATCATCTGCTTGCTGTTGCTTTGCCAGCAATAATTTTGTAGCAGCATCTTGTTTGGCGTTTAATGCTGCGTTCAAATCAGACTGAGAAGTTAATATTGCTGTACTAGAAGCCTGATCTACCGCAGATTTCATTAAATCAAATTGCTGATCATAAGCCTTGTAATCAGGAACAGTAATTGTTGCAGCAGAACCGCCGCCACCAAAACACATCAGACTGCCTCCAGTTGATAAACGTCATTTTCCTGTTCTTCCAAACGGCGTTTTAACCACTTGACGACAGATGCCTGGCCTGACTTAAACCAAACTTCTTTTTCAGAAAGACTCAAATCAGGACACTGATCTGGAAACTGCTCATCTAAAGCAGCTACAAATCTTTCATCTATGTTTGGGAAATAAGCCACTCTCCAAGGACGTAGACCTTTACAGCCTACCGATAATCGTGAATATGTACCATAGTAGAGGAGTTATTCAACTTCCCCGTAGAAGTTTATGGATTTACAAGAAAAATTAGCAGAGATGCACTCCGAAGTAATAGATCAAGTATTAGATGATCTAAGAAATGGAGATCGCAAGGCAAGATCAGAAGCAATGATGCTTCTAAAACAAAACAATGTGACTGCTGTTGCAGCAGAAGGAAGCACGTTAAAGAAACTTGCCAACAAATTGGACTTCTCAAGCATGGATGACAAAGTTATTCCGCTTAAGACCCCACCTTCAAACGTCGAACCCCTCCGTAAGCTCTCCCCGAAGTAGTTTTTTTCTTAAAACCGAAAGCTATTGAGTCAATAGAACCTGTTGTCTCATCCATCCAAGCTTCTAATTCGTCTTGGAAGAGTTGATCTTTTCTAGCTTGTTGTTGAACTTGCTGATCTTGGGCGGCTGACTCAACAAAAAAGCCGACTGCAATAGCAAGAGCGTCAAGGCGGTCATCATGTGAGAGGCAATTCCTTTCTTGTGTCAATCTTGAGGCTTGCCAAAAAAGGCTTCGTGAATATCCATGTTCAGGATCTTCATCAGTTAGACGATAATCATTTTTAATGACTCGACTATTAACAATAAGACGATGTTGCTGAATTAAAGGGCCGAGTGTGTCACATAATCTTTCTTCTTTACGGATGTTATGTCTAACTTCTTCGATGGTGCATGGATGTGTTCTTGTTAGGTGCGGTTTTAGTAAGGCACTAAACATACCATCGCCCATATTCGACTCAGCCACCACATAGTTAACATCCCATTTCTTTGCTGTTTCAGAAAGATATTGCAAAACTTCATCGGCATAGCCCAAAGTAGACCCACCAGATTCAAGTAAGAATAAATTTCCATTTAATTCCGCTAAAACTGCCCAAGCTAATTCGTCTTTACCTCGTCCAGCAGGGTCTATAGCTAAGACACACCGCCACGATTCGGTTTTTGACACCCATCCATTTTGAAATATTGGGCGATGGTAGAACCTATCAGCTCCAAGCCCGACACAAACTAGGTCTTGCAATCTCATATCAGGTTGGTTAGACCATATACAAGTCTCGGGTAGGGCTTTCCCATCAAGATCCATCACCATGAGATCCCCAAGCCTGATTGGATACTTATCTAAAGTTGCTAATCGGGTGTTGAGCATGAACTGAAGTTCAAAGCTCGCCTTGGTCATGGATGCTTTTCTCTGGAGGATGTCTTCATGCCCAAATCGCTCTGGATCAGTCGGCTCTTCCACGAGGCTGGTATTCGCGATGACCTCTTGTTCAATCGTCGGATCGAGACTGCCCTCGTAGCAATCGAACTCCTTCGGATACAACGCAGGCCAGTAACGAGCAGAATAGTTCCGTTCTCTCACAAGCCTTAAATATATACTTGTTTCCGTATGTGGCGTTCCTAAATATAATATTTTACGGGGTAAAAGCTGGCCCTCCTCTGGCTTTATGATACTTTGTATTTCTTCAACAGCGTGTGCAACTCTATCTTGTTTTAGCTGTGTAATTACGTTAGCTAAAGTTTCAACATCATCAAGAATTGCACAAGTACATCTTTGTCCAGTTGTTTGACCCATAACACCCATAGATCGAACAGACGGAGACTGTTCAACTTGAGCTGGCCCTACATCAAAAGCAACATTAGAGAATCTATTTTCTGGCCCAGGCATAAGACATTGAAGAATATCAATTTCTCCAATACAACGAAGCATAAAAGACGAAAAGTCAGTTGATTTGACTGCTGTAGCAGAGACAATCAGAATCTTTTCATTTGGATCTACTCTTAATCTCCATAAAGCATAAAAAGACGCAAGAATTGACTTACCTAATCCACGAAAAGCAACAGTAAGACTACGATCTGGCCCATTTTGCATCCATTTACAAACAGAAATCTGCTGCTTAGTTGGGGCATCAGCTAACCCCAACTCTCTAAGCAGATAACAAGTGAAATTAGGAAAGCTATCTCTTAATTGAGGAGGTAACGGTTCCCATAAACTTTTCACTCTTCTGTCTCTTCAGTTGTTTCAACTGTAGCTGTTGGTCTTACTGGTGGAGCTAATAGCTGTTCTTGAACCTCCTCGTCCACGTAAACATTAGACGTATCAGCATTTTTTAAAGTCTCAGGCTTAACACAGCTTGCACCTTCAAGACCTAACTCCATTCTTTGATTGTTTGTGAGGTAAGGCATAGTCCTTTTTTAACTTTCTCTATTCTGACGTAACTATGGCTAGATACAACAAAACCCCCCAACAACGCAGGAGTCAGGAGGCTTCATCTAACCCTAGCTGACCACGACCAAGCAGCAAGCATCGTAGGGCTATTTCATTTTAACTCACTAAATCTTCTTTCTCTAGTTCATCAGCTTTAGCTGAAAGTCCTGTATAAATTCCATGCATCGGATGATCTTGATGATGCCTGCCATCTAAGACATACCACCTCTCCATATCCAATACCCTTTTACGATCTTCTTCTAACCATTCTCTTTGATACATTACTTCTTCCCCTTCTTTGGTGGTCTTCCTTTCTTACTTCCGTAAGTCCCTTTACCAGATGGAGCCATAACTCTTAATCTAAAAGACCACTACACAATAACTAATATCCCCTAGCTTTTCTATCCTTTTCTCTACGCTCCCGCAGATATTTCTTAAACCCTTCTCTATCTGTCCTTAAACCATCCACTAATCCATACCTCTCTCTATAACTTCTCATGTAACTTCCATAAGCAGCCCTCTCACTCTTCGTAAAATCTCTCGCTAATTCCCCTCCACTTGGATCTCTCTCAATACCCACCCTCTCCTTCATCTTCTTCATCAAATACGTTTCCTTTCTTTTAATCATAATCCTTAATGCTTGGTCGCTTCAGTACCTTACAACCCCCATCAAACTAACTCAACCCCTCAGAATGTTTCAATACGTAAACTCGGAACATTGACTTTCATTCCAAACGCCCATATAAACAGACGGCAGGGTTTTTAACGAAACACACCGATATTCCCCTCCTGTTACCTCGATATATACTCCCCTAGCCTCGCTTTTCCTAGCATCAGCGGGGCTTTCCTTTTTGCTGCTCGCGATTAAGTAGGGTTCGTCGTCTCGACTTTCTCAAATTCCCCCCTTGGCCCCCTCCAGATCGCCATACAAAAGCAAAAAAATATAAATAATTGATCTTATTTTTAATTAGATAGGCATAGGGGCTGTGAGGGACTGACTTGGCTGCGAATAATAAATTCGCATCAGCTCTTCACCCTGGTCTTATTACTG